TAGCGTCCCATGCATCTAATATAGAAGAAACGTTAAACTTCTTCATACCATTTACCACATTTGCTACTGAATCATCTCCAAACGTCCTAAGTGCTACATCATCCCTAAATAACTTATTTAGAGGTATTTTAGGAATAATCTTAAAATAAGCCATCCTATAATTTAGACTATTTATAATACACCCCAAAAGAGAAGTCAAATTGGTGCCTGAAGGAATTAAGCCCTGAATTATGACTAGGTCTCCATTCATATTAACTACGGAATAACACATAATATGTTTCAAACACTTTATAACATTTCTATCTAAAGAAGTTAAGTTTCCATATGTCTCTATAGGATAAAATATAATATCTACTGCAGCACTAACTATCCTAAACTGAGTTGTTAAGTCGAAATTCTTTAAATCTAGTGCTAACAAATTCCATGATGGGTTAAACTTACGTAATGTCTCCACCATTTTGTGCCAATCAGTTCCATGAGGATTAATTCCTACGGTAGCTTCAGAATAAATGGTGTTAAGAAAGAAAAATCTACATGTAGAAAGAGAATACCTTCGTAGTATCATTTGAGTGATAATACTACACATATAAAAAGATCTAACTTTCCCAACATCAATTTTCTCTTGTGCTGTAGCCTCATTCTTCAACATTTGAACATATACATCGTAAGTCAGCTGGCCTTGTTCCAATAACTTCATAGCTTTATGATATGCTTCCATAACGAAGTCATCCAATATCCACACATCATTAACTTGAGTAGCATACTTAGATTTAATTCCAGGATAATATGCTCCAAAAGCTGAAGACATATTCAATCCCCCCATAAATTTCTTAGACGCAACTCCATTTACTACTTGGAAATCATCTAATAAAACTAATTCATCTTTCCAATAAGATGGTGCTGCTTTCAAAGGAATATCTATGCTTTTGATATAATCCGCTTTTGCCTTCTCAAGTATAGAAAAATGTGAGAAAGGTTTTCTAGTAGATAATACTTCAACTATGCGATTAACTCCATATCGCTTATCACCACCATATGTAAAAGGAGCTGGGCCAAACCTATACGGAATTTTAAAGGCTTCTACTACGTCTTTATAAATAGGAGTATACACAACTCGAGACTCGGGCTTATATCTTTTATGTATAGTTCCTATAATTTCTACTCCATCAATACGCTTATCAGTGACTAGGAAAGGATTATTTTTATAAACATCCAAAGTATGTATATCACTCCCAAACATACTAGTATTAAAACCACTTTGTTGTTCTAGAACGCAGTCTTTCCTACTGGCTAAAGCCTTTTCCAAAACTGTCCTGGAAATATATTGTGCAACACTAATCCTAGAAGTAGAATTACCTCCAACATGAATTCCCAATATACTACTTGATTTATGAGTATGATCTATCAATACAGCTCCGCATAAGCCTTTAAAATTATCACTCTTATAAAAGTACCCAGAAAAATGTCTAGTAGTATTTTTATCTGTATTATAACAATCATCCGAGTATTCTATATCGGTAGCATCCATAGACTTAACTACGCCTCCTTTCTCTTTCCAGTGTAACTTTCCTACCATCTTTTCTTTGTTAGGTTTAGAAGGAAAGTATTCTACTAACGACTTAGTTCTCATATGGTCCATTGCCTCCGGTAAGTATAATAAACAACTATCGCCCTCTAGATCCGTAACATCTTCTTTATTAAGTACTATTTCTATATAGGCATTACCAGGTCTATTCTCATCCATTACTTCTACCTTATTTAATCTAATAATCTTTCCAGCAGATTTTTCTACAAAATGTTTAGGTAATATCAAAAATTTGTTACAAGGAGATAGACTAGTTACAAAGTCCAGAGTGTCCACATCTTTAACATAAAAAGAGTTTTTCACTACACTTTGCTCTAAAATGTTAAACTTAGAGTTTTTAAGTACTGTAGGTATCTCTAACTTCTTCTCCACTTTTTCATCATACCATCTTACTGTAGGACGGTTATCAAATGCGGCAATTTCACTAACAGGTATTTCGTAACCTACTTGGGCTGTACAGTACAATTTCCGCAAACTGGTACAAAATGAAGGTAGAAACTTAGCTAAAATTAAATAAGAACCTATACCTGGTAATAATAAATCTCTCAATATATCCGGATCTTCTTTCTTAATGTCTTTTTCTAATTTCGAAATGCTCAAACCGCATGAAAGACAATATTCTCCAAAAGACATAGAAGTATGTAATTTATCAACTAACTTTTCCTTAACAGTTTTAGACTTCAAAAACAATGTATAAACTAAATTAGTAAACGTATTACTTAAAGGCACTTCACTCCGGGGTACAAAAGGAGCCATAGCATTAGAATATACTAAATAGTTACAATAATCTACTGCCATAGGTATCCGCAACAGAGGATGTTTGGCATAACAATAAGCTCCCACTATAGTACCTTCCACAGCAGTAGGAATGAAAGAAGTAGGATTCTCTACAAAATCAGCTACATATTTTAGTAGTTTTATAGCAAAATATTCGAGTATATCACAAACCATTTCGTCAAACCAAGTTTTCAAACTATTAATTAATTCTTTAATAATATTGGATGTAGTTGTTAGCAAATCATTAGTAACCTTGATTTTCTCCATAATAGTACTAATCTTTAAAGACCTTACTGCATATAACAAACTTTCAATATTATTTTCCT